GCCAAGGTGACGGCAGAGTACGAAGACCTCAAGAAAATCGTTGCGGGTGTCGCGCCCCAGATCGCTGCGCTTCGTGAGGAAGTGGCAATCCTCAAAGCCCAACCTCTTCCGCCCAAGACGGCCGGCTCAAACCTCGCCGCCGTGAACAAGGGCGCCGACGCAGCCGGACATGGTAGCGAAACATCTGCCGAATTGAAGCTTGAAGCGGCGCGGAAGGTTTTGGATGAAATGTCTCCAGATGTTCGCGCGGATGCTTTGATGAAGGCCGCCATGGCGCGGCCCATTCCGATCAGATTTTAGCCCCATTCGGGCCTGGCCCGTACCGGTTGCAGGCTCGCAACCAACCCCTTAACCCAACCTCCACCCATCCAACCCCGAGCCTGACCGGCCGGGGTTTTTTCATGCCCGAAAGGGGACTAAAATGAATGGAATGACCTCCGCCGACATCCACAAGATGTTCGTGCAAGCCCACGCTAATCCCAGCGAAGACATCGCCCGCTCGGTCTTAATTCAGGCTGGCGCCGATCCTTCGGCGCTGGAGAAGACAATCTCCACGGCCACCGGCCTGGTTGCCTATGATCTCCAGGCGCCAGCCAAGAACCTCTATCCGGTCAACACGCCAATCCGCAACGCGCTGCCCCGCGTTGGGGCCGGTACGGGCACGGCGACCAACTGGCGCCAAGTCAACGCCATTATCGGCTCGGGCTATGACGCGTCGGGATGGGTGCCTGAAGGCCAACGCGCCGGGGCCATGAGCTACAACACTTCCACCAAGGCGGCGAGTTTTTGCTCGCTTGGCGAAGAAGACGCGGTCACCTACGAAGCCATCAGCGCCTCGGAAGGATTTGAAGACGTAAGCGCGTCGATGTCCACGCGCTTGTTGCAGAAGATGATGCTGAAGGAGGAGTTGGCGCTTCTGGGTGGCAACAACTCGTTCCAGCTCGGCACCCCCGTCGCCCCAACGGTTGTGGCAGCCGCCGTCACCGGCGTCACCGGTACGTTACCGGCGGCGACCTATTCGGTGATCGTCGTCGCCCTGACGCTGGAAGGGATGAAGAACGCTTCGCTCACCTCCGGCGTCGCCACCAGCACCACCGTCACCGGCCAAGACGGCAAGACGTTCATTCTTAATGGCGGATCGTCAAATAAGTCGGCCAATGGAACCGCCACGGTTACGCTAGGCCAAGTGCTGCAAGCCAGCGTAACGCCCGTCAACGGCGCCCTCGGCTATGCTTGGTACGTCGGTGCGGTGGGCGCCGAGAAGCTTCAGGCGATCACCACGATCAACTCCATCGCGCTCTCGGCGCCGCTCTCAACCGGAAACCAGGCGGCCACGGCCATTACCGCCGACTGCTCGACCAACGCGACCGCCTTCGACGGGCTTTTGACCTGGGCGTTCAAGTCCGGCGGCTATCAGAACGCGCTCGCCACCGGCACGCCCGGCGTCGGCACGACGCTCACGGCGTCGGGCAAGGGCACGGTGAACGAGATCGACGCAATGCTGGAAGGGATGTGGGACGCCTATCAAGTCTCGCCCGATGTCCTTTATGTCAACAGCCGCCAATTGCGCGACATCACCAGCAAGGCGCTCTCCAGCGGCACAGCGCCTCTGCTGTCGATCCGCCAGGACGTAGACGCGCCGGGTTACCAACTAACCGCAGGCGGCAATATCGGCTGGTATTTCAATCCATTTATGATGGGAGAAGGCCAGCGCATTCCAATCCGGCTGCATCCCAATGTGCCGGCCGGCACAATACTGGCATGGGCTAACAATCTTCCAGCTCAGTATCAAAGCAACAATGTTCCCAACGTTGCCGAGGTCAAAACGCGCCGGGACTACTACGCCATCGACTGGCCGATCACGACACGACAGCGCCAGCGCGGCGTCTATGCGGAAGAAGTTTTGGCCGTCTACGCCCCCTTCGCCATGGGGATCATCAGCAACATCGCGCCGGGCTGATCGTAGCCAAGCCAAACGGGGGCGGTTTCGGCCGCCCCCGGCCCTTCCCCCTCATTTTCAAGGTGACCCATGGGAAATCGCCCGATGCTGCGTCTGCGCGCTACGCAAGGCCAAGACGAAGCCAACTTCGGAACGGAGTTGTTCCGCGTAAACAACGACCATACTGTCGAAGTGCCCGTTGAAGCTGTGGACGCTCTTACCAGCGTCGGCGGGTTCGAACTCATTCCGGAACGCGCCACACCTCCTGCTGGCATGGTCCACATGGCGCACCCTCAAGGCGTGGGTTGCTCCTGGGGCGGCGTCACCTACGAGCCCGACGCCGATGGTATCGTGACGGTGCCGGCCGCCGCAGGCGCCGACTTGGCTTCGCACGGTTTTGGCGCAGCGCCAGCGGTTGCGGAACAGGCAGTCGCAGAACCCGACGCGACCGACGAAACGTTTTCGCCCGATGAAGACGCGCCGATTGACGAAACCGAGCCCACGGCCTAATTCCCGTGTCCAACCCCGGCGACCTCTGTCAGCTAGCGGACCTGCAGAACTGGCTCCCGACAGCGCCGCCGGATAGCGCCAACGCCGAACTGCAACAGCTGATCAGCGCCGCGTCTGGCCTGATCTGCCGCTACACCGGGCGCTCGACGTTCGCGCCCACAGCCTACGCCGACACCTACGACGGGAACGGCAAAAACTGGATGCTGCTGCGCCAATGGCCGGTCATCTCCATCACCTCGATCGCCCTGACTGAGTGGGGATCGACCACCAGCATCAACGTTTCCGATCCGACGCAATTCCAGCTTGAGGCGCCAATTCCGGTCGGCGGCAACCAGCGCCTGACGCTGACGGCGACGCCCTATGCGGTGTTCCCGCGCGGCCGGGGCAACGTGCAGATCGCCTATCAGGCCGGGTGGACGACGATCCCTTATGAGGTTGTGCAAGCCTGCGTCGAGATCGCGGGCGAGGCTTATCAGCGCCGCAACCGCATCGGCCAAGTCTCGGTCACCAGCCAAGGCCAGACGACGGTATCCTTCAGCCAGCGCGACATGCCGGCCCCCGTCGCCCAAAGCCTCCAGCCCTATATTCGCCGCGTCCCGATCTGATGCTGAACGTCACGGTCAGAGGCGACAAGGAACTCGTCCAGCGTTTCAAAGGCATGAGCACCGACGTCCATGCGGCGTTGCTAGCGGTCGTCTACAAGGACGCGCTAAAGCTTCAGGCCCACGTGCAGCTCGACAAGCTGTCGGGCCAGGTCCTGAAGATCGTGTCTGGCGACTTGAAGGCGTCGATCACACATGCGGTCGATGACAATGGATCTTCGGTCTACGGCCGGGTCTTTTCATCGGGCGACGTCAAGTACGCGGCGATCCACGAGTTCGGCGGCGTTATCCACCATCCCGGCGGCACGGCATACATCCCTGGTCTTGGCGGCGCGTTCGACGGCACCGCAGCGTTCATTTCGAACGACGCCGCTGGAAGCTTCACCTGGAACGGCGGCGAGCTTCCGCGAACCGCCGCGCACGACATCAACATGCCGGAACGGTCCTACATACGCTCATCCCTCGCCGACATGGCCGCCCAGATCACGACCGACCTGCAAAAAGCCGTCGTCAACGCGTGTCGAGGCAAGGCGGCATGAGCACACGCGAGCCGATCTTCGCCGCCCTGTTCGCGCTCGGGCAGACGATCACCTGGGCGGACCCCATCACGGGCGCGCCTACCGTCTGGGGCTACAGCAACCGCCGCATCCAGACGTCGGACCAGATCAGCGCCGACGCCATGCCGGCGTTTCTCCAGGGCGTCGGACCTGAACAGGTTGTCGCCAAATCCGGGTATCCGTCCAAGCGGACGCTCTCGGCTAACTGGCTGATTTATTACAAACCTTATACGAACCCAGCCAGCACGGACCCGCTCACCAACGCGATTTTGGACGGCGTGGACTTCGCTATGCAGCCGGACGATTCCATCGGGAACGTCCTCACCCTGGGCGGCCTCGTAACCCACGCCTGGATTGAGGGCGAGGTGTTCAAAGCCGCCGGCGACATGAACGAACAGGCCATGATCGTCGTCCCGATCAAGCTTCTCGTCCCCTAAAAGAGACACATCCCCATGACCGACATTGCACCGGAGGCGCCCGCCGCCCCGGCCGAAACCCTTGCGCCTGCCGACCCGCTCGCGGGCGTGGAGCAAGCTCTCCAGGTCGCCGAGGCGGCCGAACTGACGCGCGCCGACAAGATCGACGCCGTGCTCGCCGCCTGGGTCGCATCCGACCTCACCAAGTCCCCCGTGTCGCAAACGACCGCGGCCTGGAACCACATGGCCACAGCGCTCCCGCGCCTCGCCGCCAAACTCAAGGAGTTCTAAACCATGGCCCATCAGTTCAACTTCGGCACGGGCAATATCTACGCCCTCCCGCTCGGCGGCGGAGCGCCGATTCCGTTCGGTTCGCTTTCGGGCGCTTCGGTCGATTTCGACGGCGACATCAAGATGCTGTACGGGTCGAGCCAGTACCCCGATGATGTGGCCGTTGGGAAACGCAAGATCACGGGCAAGGCGACTTTTGGTCGGGTTGACTTGGCGGTTGCCAATCAGGTGTTCTTCGGCCAGACCGTTCAGGTCGGCCAAGTCGTGGGCGTCTTGGCCGAAGCCGGCGTTGTCGGCTCTTCGCCCTATACCTACACAGCGGCCAACGGCGCCACCTTCTCGACCGATCTCGGCGTGCGCTACTTCACGACGGGCGTGCAATTCAAGCAGGTCGCGAGCGCCCCAACGGTTGGCCAATACACCGTCAGTGCTGCGGGCCTTTACACCTTCGCCGCCGCGGACACGGGCGTCGCCATCTATATCGATTACACCTACACCTCTAGCACGGCCGGCTACACCTTGGCTGGCGTCAACCAGACGATGGGCAATCTGCCGACGTTCCAGCTTAACTTGGTCAACCTGACCAAGGGCAAGTCGCTCACGATGACGCTCTATTCCTGCGTCGCCAACAAGTTCAGCCTGCCGTTCAAGCAGGACGATTACACCGAGTTCGAAATCGACTTCTCCGCCTTCGCCAACGGCGGCGGTCAGGTGTTCAACTGGAGCATCACCGGTGGCTAAGCTTACAATCGGCGGGGTGGACTATGAGGTCCGCCCCCTCACGCTCGAAAATTTGATCGCGGTCGGCGAGCATTACGACGCCATTCAGGAATTTCTCCTGAATATGCAGCCAGGAAAGCCGTGGAGTCCAAGCGAGCGGTTTGCAATCGCCAAGAGGCAACTCACGATCTTCCTGGCTGGCATTTCACTTCAAGGCCTCTCTGTCGAAGGTATGATGCGCAGCGCGACGGCGCCGGAACTTGACGGCCTCTGGAAGACGTATAACGCACTCCAAGTGGAATCGGGATTTATGCAAAAGGGGGAAGCCGAGCCGGCAAAAGAGCCGGCCGGCGAAAGCCTCTAACAGAACAAGTCCGCCGCATCGTCACCGATATCTGCGCAAGCCATGGCTTCGCAGATCGTCATGCGGTGGGGCGATCCTGGACCCTTCACGACTACCAGGACTGGCAGGACTACTGCCGCGAGGTCGCGCCGCCTGTCAATATCGCAATGGCGGCGCAAGTCGGTTTCAAGCCGAAACGCAAGCGTGAAGTCGTCGAAGCGGATGATTTCGACATCGACGAGTTCTTGAAAATAGCTCAGCAGTACAAATAGGAGACGTCATGTCCGATGCAGACGTTTCCGTCAGATTTGGCGCTGAGATCGACGGCTCCGTTGAAGCGGCTACGAAGCAGACGGCCGATGCGATAGGGACGATCCCCGAAGCCGCCAAGCAGGCGCAAGCACAAGTCTCGTCCGCCTTCGACGGGATATCGTCCAGCGCGCGGTCTGCGGCTGAAGAGATTCAAGCCCAGACCTTTCAGGTGAACATAGGCTTCCAGCGTCTTCGAGAGACGCTGGAAAACCTACCTTCGGGGGCGACGCGAGCCGCCGCTGGAATCGCGAACGTCAGCCATAGCGGCACGAATA